CCTTACTTCTGTTATGAGAGGCGAGCAGAAAGACCAGTTTGATATGGATGTATCTGTACAGGATAGAACACGAGCCGCATCTGAGCTGGCACGTAGATTAGATGTACAATCAAAAAACATTAATGTAGATGCAAGAGTTCTTATAGTTGATGATATTCCAGATGATGCTGAGTTAGAAGAGGAAGATAATGAAGAGTAAAAAGACATCACTTATTAATTGCATAGGTCCAGCTTTCTATAATATTCACAATGATATAAAAAAACATAAGCATACATATTATGACCTGACTGGTGGACGAGGTTCTTTAAAGTCCTCACTTGTATCCATAGAGATAGTCTTTAATATGATGAAAAAGGAAAATGCTGAAAAGCATGCTGTCGTGTATAGAAAAGTAGGAGATACATTAGAGACTTCTGTATTTGCACAAATTGAATGGGCTATTGATAAATTAGGTGTAGCAAGTGATTGGAAGCTCACTAAATCTCCAATGAGAGCTGAATATCTACGGACCGGACAGAGAATCATATTTAAAGGACTGGATAAAGCGGCAAAGTCTAAATCTATCAAAGTGCCTTTTGGATATATAGGTTATCTGTGGTTTGAGGAGTTTGATGAGTTTGCAGGCGAAGAAGAAATAAGAAAAGTTCAACAGTCTGTTATCAGAGGTGGTAATGACTTTATAGTATTTAAGTCTATGAACCCGCCTAAGTCAAGACAGAACTGGGCTAATGATTATATAGAGAAAGAAAAACTAAGACCTGATACTGTCGTATCTCACACTACTTATTTACAAGCCCCACCTGAATGGTTGGGACAACAGTTCATAGATGATGCTGAGTGGCTCAAGCAAGTAAATCCCAAAGCATATGAGCATGAGTATTTAGGTATACCAGTAGGAAATGGAACTGAGGTATTTGATAATCTTGATATTAGAAAAATTACAGATAAAGAAATTGCTAAATGGGATAAATTATATAGAGGTGTTGATTGGGGTTGGTATCCTGACCCATTCCATTATGGATGCATGTATTACAATAGTGCAAGAATGACTTTATATATCTTTGAAGAATTTAGAGCTAACAAGATGAAGAATAAAGATACCGCTCAAGTATTATTAGATAATTTCCATTTAGGAAGATTTGATGTGGTGACTTGTGATAGTGCGGAACAGAAATCAATAGCAGATTATAGAAGCTATGGAATTAATGCACGAGCGGCAGAAAAAGGACCAGATAGCGTAAGATATGGAATGAAATGGTTACAATCATTAATCAAGATAGTAATAGACCCAGTTCGCTGTCCTAACACTTCTGAGGAATTTAAGAAGTATGAATATGAGTTGGATAAAGATGGAAATCCAACTTCTAATTATCCCGATAAAGATAACCACAGTATAGATATGACAAGATACGCTATGGAGCAAGTATGGAAGAGACGAGGCAGATAATACAACTTTTTATTGTGTTATTATTTATCAACATTTATAATTATAATAGTGAATATCATTAAATATGAAAGGAGAACAAAGATGGAAACGACAATAGATATACTAGGCACAGTATATAGAATTGAATCAAGTGAGGAGATTAGTACAGATTTAGCCACAAAGTCATTAGATGGAGAAACAAATTTTATTGATAAAGTAATTAGAATAAAATATCCTTTAGATATGCTACCTGGTGATGACTGCACTAATCATAAGCACACATATTATAAGCAAGTTCTAAGACATGAATTAGTACATGCATTTTTTTATGAAGCTGGATTAACTGATTATGCATATAATGAAACGCTTGTAGAGTTTATAGCATCACAGTTTCCAAAATTATCAAGCTTATTTAAAAATGAGGAGGTAGAAAAATGATAAAAAAATTACTGCGATTAATACAACAGGCGATTGACAAGATGCTGGGGTATACCTCAATCACAAAAGCAATAGATATAGAAGAAACAACTGTATCTATTTCTATGTCAGATGCTTTCACGCTATGGAAGCAAATGTACAAAGACCAAAGTCCTTGGCTTGATGAAGATAAAGGTATATATTCATTAGGTTTAGCTAAGCAAATATGTAATTCTTTCCAACAACAGATGTTATCCGAATTGGAAACAAGAATAACTGACCCAGGAATGGATGAAGATGTGGATGAGGATAAATCTAATCAACCGGAAGAAATAACAACACGAGCACAATTTCTAAATGATGCTTATAAAAAGAAGCTTATTAAGAAATTACCTCAAGCTGTAGAAAAAGCCCTTGCATTAGGTGGTATGATTATAAAGCCTTATATATCAAACAATAAAATCTACTTTGATTTTAGTTTCCAAGGCGATTTCTTACCTATAGCTTTTGATGATGATGGAAATATCACAGATATAGCATTTTATGACCAATTTGTTTCCGGCGAATATGTGTATACAAAGGTAGAGAGACAGACATTTTCTCAGACAGAAAATAAGATTGTTATTGAAAATAAAGCATTTAAAGCTAAATTGGTACAGTCAGATGATAATGAAGAGCAAGAGTTAGGTAAGGAAATCCCATTAGCTGATGTAGATAGATGGGCTACAATATCACAGGAGCCGGTTACTATTGAAAATGTAGATAAGCCATTATATGGATTCTTTAAAGTACCCATTGCAAATAATATAGATTTTGACAGCCCATTAGGTATATCACTATTTAGTCCTGCAGTAGGCATTATAGAAAGAGCAGATAATCAGTTCTCCAGACTTGACTGGGAATATGAGGGTGGACAGCTTGCAGTTGATGTAGACCCTACTGCTGTTACATATTCCACTAATTATTATGGCACACAAATGGAGTTAGACCAGTGCAAGAATAGACTGTATAGAAAATTGGATTTAGGTTCAGATGAGACATATAACCAGTGGGCTCCATCTTTGAGAGATAATAATTATATTCAAGGTTTGAATAATTATAAATGTATAATTGAGGATGTTATAGGACTTGCAAGAGGTACTATATCAGACCCAAATAGTGATGCTAAGACAGCTACAGAAATCAAACTAATGAAGCAAAGAACTTACATCACTGTTACTGCAATGCAGGAAGCATTGGAGAGTGCTATCTTAGATACAGTCAGTGCTATGAATGTATTTGTTGATTTATATGGGCTTTTCGCAGATGGGGATTATGAGACCAAAATTGATTGGAAGGATAGCATACTTACTGATACAGATACAGAGCTTGAACAGAAACTCACAATGGAGCAAGCAGGTATTTTAAGCAAGGCAGAAGTAAGAGCGTGGTATACAGGTGAATCTATAACAACTGCTCAATTAGCTATAGACAAAATGCAGCAAGCTCAACAGCAACAGCAATTAAATGATTTATTCACTCAAGTACCTGAAGCTACATTAGAGAATAATCAAAATAATACCAATGCTCAACCTAGTAATAAAGAAGGAGATAACAGCTAATGATTAGTGAAGCAGATTTAACAGATTATGCTTATATCGTATCAGCTCGATTTGATGCTATAAATACTCATTATATCAAGCTCATGGCAAAACAGATAAAGGAGATAGGAAAACTGTCTCCTTCCAATCTATTTAGATTACAGCAAATGTCTAAGATGCAACAAAACATTGACTCCATTGAATATATGTTAGCACAGGAGACAGGAAAGACATTAGATGAGCTTGATAAAGTATTAGAACTAAGTGGTCTATCCGTATATAAAGATGCATATGATTTATATGTTGCTCATAATAGAATACAAGTACCTTTTAAGCAAAATCAAAACATGATGAATTATATTAGAAGTGTACAGAGTCTAACACATAACACATTTATGAATATGTCTAACACAACTGTTATATTTGAACCTTATAGAAACCTCGTTGATGTGGCTATTGATGCTGTGACAAATGGTATAGATTCCTATAATAATATCATACATAAGCAATTAACAGATTCCACACTACAATCTAATTTAAGATATGCAGATGAAGGATTAAAAGTAACATATGCAAGTGGTCTTACACGAAGATTAGACAGTGCGGTTAGAATGAATGTATTAGAAGGAGTTAGACAAGTTAATAATGGCATCAGAGAAAAAGCTGGAGAAGAATTTGGAGCAGATGGTGTAGAAGTATCAGCTCATGCCTTATGTGCAAGAGACCATATAGATATACAAGGAAAACAGTTTACCAAAAAAGAATTTGAGCTACGAAATGAAGAATTAAGGCGTCATATATCTACTTGTAATTGTAAGCATTACACGTTTCCAATAATACTAGGAATATCTAAACCAACTTATACTGATAAAGAGCTTAGACAGTATAAAGAGAATAGTGAAAAACCGGTAAATATTAATGGAAGAGAAATGACAAAGTATCAGGCTACACAAGCTCAACGAAATATGGAGACAGCGATTAGAAAGCAAAAAGATAAATATATCTTTGCAGATACAATGGGTGATACAGAAATGGCTGAGAAGATAAAAGCTAATATAAATCAATTACAATCACAATATAATTCTATATCACAACAAGCTGGACTATCACCTAAAATGGATAGAACTTATGTGCCTGGGTATACCGGAAAGCAAGTAAAACCTAAATCAATTAAATTAAGCATATAATCAACAAAGTTATCAACAATATGTTGATAACTTTTTTAGTTTGATTAATTGTTTATAACTATGTGTATAACTTGTGAATAACTACTTTACAAATGTTGATAACTTGTGTATAATACAATATGAAGTAAACCACAGACCAGAAAGTGGTCTATAACAATTATTTTAGTTGAAAAGGAGCAATAAAACATGAAAAACATTTACGAAATTCTTAAATCTTATGGAATTGAAATTCCTGAGGATAAGAAAGAAGCTTTTGACAAGGAAGTTTTGGAGAATTACAAGACAGTGAGTGAGGTTGATACTTTACGAACTAAGCTAAGCAAAGCAGAGACAGAGAGAGATACTATTCAGGCAAAATATGATACTGATATAGCTCAAAGAGATGCCGATTTAATTAATTTACAGACACAGCTGAAGGATGCTGGTGGAGATGCGGATAAGTTAGCAACATTACAGACTAATTTTAATAATCTCCAGACAACTTATAATAAAGCAAAGACAGATTATGAGAATCAGTTAGCTGAACAGGCTTATGACTTTGCTGTTAAAGAAAATTCATCTAAACTTAAATTTTCTTCTAACTCAGCAAAGAAGGCATTTATGTCCGACTTGAAAGCTAAAAAGTTATCAATGGAAAATGGAAAAATCTTAGGATTTGATGATTTTGTGGATGCATATAAGGAGCAGGATGCTGGGGCATTTATCACAGAGAACCCAAGCCCTAAAAATGATGAACCAAAACCATCTTTTAGTGGTAAAACAAATCCAAGTGATAACACAGACCCACAGCCTGAACCAACACCAAAAGAAAGACCAATTATATGGTAGTTATAAGGAAGGAGAAAACTTATGCCAAGAATTGAATCATTATCGGTATTACTTGACCCGCAGGGCAAGATGCTTTTATCAGGAGCATATGATGGAGTACTTGAGAACGTACAGAAATCTACTATTTCAGGACAGATTAAGAATCAGGACTTATCTGGAGACCCAACTGCGGGAACAGTAGAAGCAAAGAGATTTGCAAATGCAAAATCTAAGGACTACGGCACAGCACGTAGAGGTGGAGAAGGAGAGAAAGTAAAGGGAGCTACCGTAACAATTCCTATCGATAGAGATAAGGAGTTCGTAGAAGAGATTGAACAGAAAGATATCTCACTTTTAGGTGTAGATGGACTCATCACTCGTAGAAGTGCCAATCATGCAATGCAGATGGCTAATGAGTTAGATGAGGAATTTTTCCGTGAGTGTGTAAACTCAGGTACACAGTTCACACCATCATCAGGAACCACTGCTATCCAGGATATTATTGAGGAAGCAATCGTAACACTTGAGACACTCAAGAATGATTACATTCAGGGTATTCCTAGAAATATGTTATCAGTTCAGGTTACACCAGCTGTATATAGTCAGATGAGAAAGTATCTGGATGAGAATGTTAATAATGCCAATGTTAATACAGCGGCTGAAGAGTTTACAACATTTCACGGTGTTAGATTTATGTCTACAATCAATATGCCAGAGAATGTAGAATTTATAGTACAGGTTGACGGCTCAGTAGCTCAGCCAATTATGTCTAACCCATACTCAGCAGAGAAGATTCCAATGTCTAATGCATATGCTGTTGAGCTTTTCTTCTATTATGGAACTAAATGTGTTACTCCAGAGACTATTCTCTATTATGCACCAAAGGGTGTTATCGTAGTAACATCATCTAAAGGTTCTACAACTGGAAAAACTAAAATCAGTGTAAGTCCTGCTAAGTCAGGCACTAATACTTATAAGTATAAGACAGCTAAGACAGTAGATTTACCAAAGATTGGTGCTACAGTAACTGATTATACTGATTGGGATGGTACAGCAGAGATTACTGCAACAGACAATGATGAGATTGCCATTGTAGAGATTGAAGCAACCGGAAGCACTGTTGTACGTGCTGGAAAGACACAGGTACAGTCTAACACCGGGAAATGATGGGTTATTCCCAAGCAAAACCCTTTATCCCGATAAATCATTATTTCCGAGAAAACCCAAAAAAGGAGTGTAAATTATGCAGTTACTCTTACCTACAGGAGTAATTCTTAATAGTAATAATGATATGGTTATTCAACAGCATCTTAATCATGGTGCTGTTGAATATATTGAGAAACATAAAACCATTGATAATAACACAATTAAGAATGAAACTGAAACTTTGCAGAAAGAAATAAAGCCAAAACGAGGACGAAAGTCTACTAAAATCGAAGCATAGAAAGGCGGTGGAATTGAATGTATCTTGAGTATAACAAATATAAAGAGTTAGGTGGTACACTCAATGAAACCGCCTTTAATCAACATGAAATTGAAGTTGAAGCAAAGTTAGATTATCTGACAAATGGCAGAATCAGAAAATTAGACATCATCCCAGAAGCAGTAGTTAATCTTTGTTTTAGATTGAATATAAACTTCTGGGAACAGATGAATATAGACCAAGCACAGAATCTAACCAGTTATTCAAATGGTATTGAAAGTTTTGGCTACAGTGCAACGAACAATGAAGGAAAAAGTGTTATAGATACACAGATTATTCAGCTAGTTAATGAATACTTATGGGAGTATCCCGAATTACTTTACAGAGGTAGAAAACAATGGATGCATTGACGATAACAATAGCTAATAGATTAGCTAAAAGTGACAGTATAACTGGACTTGATGTTTGGTATAAATGTTTCTTGCATAATATCCAATATAACATTGAGCGTGTTATGGATGTCAATGGAACACAAGTTAGTATGGGTCAAGCATTCACCATTTTAATTCCTTTCGATGAAAAGTATAGACCTTATGATGAATGGAAAAATCTTGAAAATAAAGATTCTTATTATACTTTGTCACAAGGAGATTATATATTTTTAAAGGAAATAAACGAAGATTTTCTACCGAATACCATCATACAGCTTAAGAATAAGCATAAAGGTATGGTGTGTGAAGTAAGAAGTATAATAGAAGTTCCTAAAAGATGTGGGGCAACTATTAGATTGAAAGTGAGTGGTGTGTAATGAGTAATGCTAAAATTACTATCAAACTTTATAATCCACCCGCTACCGTCCATAGATTAGCTGAATCTGATAAAATAGGAAAATTCTTGGCTAGTGAATGGTCAAGATATTTTGCAAAATATGTGCCAATGCAAGAAGGTATATTAGCTAGTAATATTACGATAGACCCATTCAAAGTCACATATAATTCACCTTATGCTCATTACCAATGGGAAGGAAAACTATATGTTGACCCTATAACAGGCAAAGGTGCTTTCTATGACAAAGATTATGGATTCTGGAGTAGACCTGGTGTACCTAAAGTTCCAACAAATATACCTCTTAATTATAGCAAAGAACAAAATCCACTTGCAACAAGTCATTGGGAAGTTCCTGCTTTTGAGATGTATAAAAATATCGTTGCTCAGAGTGTATCTGAATATATAAGGAGAAATGTTTAAATTATGAATCTTTACAGGCAAGTAAATGAATGGTTGACTGAAAATTATGAGCCTTTAGGACATTGGATGTATTTTAATGCTACACCAATGTTTGTTGGTGCAGTAACAATGAATAGTGTACCTGGAGTTCGTATAGTACAGAAATTTATTGATGGTTCAATGCGAAAAGAACTTGCATTTGCTATAGACATGATTACAAGCTATGATAATTCAGGTACTAGCGATGTGAATATGGAAGCACTAGATGAGGTTCAGAATTTTTCCGAATGGATTGATAACCAATCAATTGACTCCGGACCAGATTTTGGAGAAAAGTGTGACATAGAAAAAATAGAAGTACTTACCAATGCCCCAACATTATTAGTTGATACAACCAATCAGTTATCTAAATATCAATTTCAAGTAAAAATAACATATACAGAAAGGAAGGAATAAAAATGAAATTAGCACGAGAAGCATTAATGCATTACATTGATAGTTCTTTTGGAACAGGCAGTGCAACATGGTTTCTTATCGGAAAAGATATTGACGATATGTCAGTAGAACTAAATCCTGATACAGAGACCACTAAGAATATTTTAGGAGAAACAACTGTAAAAGATAATGGTTATGAGCCTAGCATGTCAGCTGACCCATACTATGCTAACCCGGAAGATAGCATCTATGAAAAACTTGTGGATATTGCTATGAATCGACTTAAAGGCGATAAGTGTAAAACTCAGATTCTTGAAGTTATTATCAAGGATACGGCAGAAACCACTCATCAGGCATGGGTAGAGGATGTTATCGTGAAGCCACAATCTTATGGTGGTGATACATCAGGAGTATCAATTCCATTTGATGTACTTTTTGATGGAAATAGAAAAGAAGGTACAGTAACTATTGCTAGTGGTGTACCTACATTTACACCCAAAAAAGGCTAGTCAGGGGACTAGCGATATAAAGGCACAATCATTAGATGATGAACATAAAACCATTATTGATTAGATACAAGGATAAGGGTATTAATTTATCCTTATCCTATTTTTTATATAAGGAGAAAAATTATGGCAGGAATTAAAATTGAAACAGGATTAAAGACATACGATATAGAGGATGAGAATGGAAATGTAAGAGGACAGATATCATTTAACCCTTCAGATATTAATTTATATCCCCGTGCTGAAGCAATGCAAGAACACATTAAAGATTATATCAAAGACCTTACAAGTATCAACGAAAATGAGGTTAATATAGTAAATGAGTTCGACAGGATGGATAAACTTATTAAGAATGAAATTAATACACTTTTCGATGATGAAAATGCAAGTAAAGTTGTATTCGGAAATCAGAGTGCCTTATCATCATATAAGGGTGTAACATTTGTTGAAAGATTCTTATTAGCTTTCATGCCAATAATTCAGAAGGAGACAGAAGCTGAGTTTAAAAAGAGTATGAAACACATTGAGAAATATACAAAGCAGGTAGAGTAATATGATTGGTAAGTTACCAACAACATTGAAAGTTGATAATATTGATTATGAAATTCGCACAGATTATAGAGATATATTAGTTATCATGCAGGCATGTATGGATGACGAACTTACAGATATGGAAAAAATAATGGTGGTTCTTTCAATTCTTTTTAAGGATAAGATACCCAAATCAACCGGTACAGCATATGAAAAAGCTTTATGGTTCTTAGATGGTGGGCAGATTCAATCAGAACAATCATCACAGAATCAGCATATGCGACCACAATTATATGATTGGGAACAGGATGAGCAGATTATTTTTTCAGCTATCAATAAAATTGCTGGATATGAAGTAAGAGATGTTAAGTACATGCACTGGTGGACATTTATTGGATTATTCAATGAGATTGGCGAAGGTATGTTCTCAACCGTAGTTCGTATTAGAGAAAAGAAAGCAAAGCATAAAAAATTAGAGAAGTGGGAACGTACTTTTTATAATGAGAATAAAGATATTATAGATTTAAAGAGGCGTAAGAATAAACGTAGTCAAGCAGAAAAAGATGCTTTGGATGCGTTAATTGGATAGAAAGGAGGTGCATAGATAATGGCAGATGGTAAAGTTGTAATTGAGACTGGATTGGATTCTACAGGGTTAAAAAAAGAATTAAACAATCTAAAACCTCAATTTACAGAAATGGGAAACACAGGAACCAAAGCTATGAACCAGATAAGTAATAGCATGAACGGTGCAACTAAATCTATAGGTTCATTAAAAAGTTCATTAAAAGGAATTATTGGCACATTAGGTCTTGTATTTAGTTTGAAAGCTCTTATTAATTTTGGTCAACAGGCTGTTAATGTAGCATCAGACTTAACTGAAGTTGATAATGTGGTTCAAAAAGCATTTGGAAATATGCGAGGTGAAATGGATGCTCTTGCAGATAGTTCCATTAAAAATTTAGGAATCTCAAGACTAGAAGCTTATCAAACCGGTTCTACCTTCATGGCAATGGGAAAGTCAATGCTAACCTCTTCACAAGATGCTAAAGATATGGCATTAAATTTGACAAAATTAAGTGCTAATATGGCATCTTTCTTTAATACCTCCAATAAATATGCCGCAATTGCACTGAAATCTATATATACAGGTGAAACAGAGACTTTGAAGCAATATGGTGTTGTTATGACTGAAGTAAATTTAAAACAATTTGCTTTAGCTCAAGGTATTACAAAATCATATAATGAGATGTCTCAGTCTGAGAGAGTAATGCTTAGATATCAGTATGTAATGCAACAGCTTGGATATATAGGAGATGACTTCATTGATACTCAAGATTCATGGGCTAACCAAACAAGAGTATTGAAAGAGCAATGGAAAGAATTTCTAGGTGTATTAGGTACTGGAATAATCACTGTATTAACTCCTTTAGTTAAAGCACTTAATATGATTATGGGTCGTATGATTGCTATAGCTAAATCTATAGGTTCTGTACTATCCAACGTATTTGGTATACAGGTTCAAAGTGCTAATCAAGTTAGTGGAGCTATATCAGACACAGCAGGTGCCTTTGATGATGCTACCACAGCAGTTGGTGATTATGATAAAGCTACTAAAAAAGCATCTAAGACAGCTTCAAAATCATTAGCCGCCTTTGATAAATTAAATAACACAATGACTTCACAGTCTGATGGTGATGCAGGTGCAGGGGGTGCTGGTGGAGGTAGTGGTATTACAACACCCGACATTAGCTCGGGCACAGATTCTGTTATAGACCAAGCAAATTCTAAAATTAATACAATTTTTGATGATGTTAAAAAACGATTATTAGAGCTTGTAGATTTACTCAAGAAAGGTTTCAAAAACGGATTAGGAACTGATTTTGATGCTAGTCTCAAAAGAACTCAGAAACATCTTGCAAGCATTGGTAAACAATTACAAGATATCTTCACCAATCCGAACGTTATAAATGCGGCAAATAAGTGGGCTAATAATTTGGCATACGCTCTGGGACAGCTTGCAGGAAGCATGGTTAGTATAGGACAGACAATAGTTGAAAATCTGGTTGGTGGAGTTGATAGCTTTTTATCAAAAGACAGTGGATATATCACTGACAGAATAGTTGGATTATTTGATATATCAAGTAGAGTAGCTCAAATTACTGGAAACTTATCAACAGCTATAGCCGAGATATTTACTGTATTTAGAAGTGACACTGCTAAAAATATAACTGGGGATATCATAGGAATTACTACAGATTTAGCATTAGGTTTTATGGAATTAACTGGAAGATTAGCTTCCGACTTATATAATTTAATTGCTCAACCTATTATTGACAATAAGGATAAAATTCAACAAGCTGTAATGGGATTGCTTGAACCTATATCTATTGCAATGGATACAATTCATGAGGCAATAAAAAATACATTTGAACAGATTTTTAATGTCTATGATGAATATTTAGCCCCAGCTTTTCAAAATATAACAGATGGATTTAGCAGTTTAGTGAGCAGTCTTTTAGATGTATGGAATAGTCAAGTAGCTCCATTTTTAACAACAGTAGCAACAGCAATCCAAACATTGTGGGAAACTCATCTCCAACCTTTTGTTAATAATCTAATTACACTTGTTGGAAAAATAGTGCTTGCAATAAGTGAATTATGGAAAAATGTACTTGAACCATTGATTGCATGGATTGTTGCTAATGTAGTTCCGGTTATAACTCCTATTTTGGAAACACTGGTAAAATATGTATCATCAATTATAGGAACTATAGCTGATATTTTATCAGGCATGATGGAAACTCTTAGTGGAATTATAGATTTTATAACTGGTATATTCACAGGTGATTGGTCATTAGCTTGGCAAGGAGTTCAGGAAATATTCACAGGAATTTGGAATGCATTAACTGGATTCATTTCAGGTGTGTGGTCAACTATTAAGTCAATTTTTACTGGAGCAATTTCAATAATTGTTCAGTTCATAAAAACTGGATTCAATGCGGCAAAGACTGCTGTCACAACCATTTTTGGAGGTATTAGAAGTTTTATCTCAAATACGTGGAATAGCATTAAATCTACAGTGATAGGAGCTGTCAATACACTCAAATCGTATGTAGTAAATGGATTTAGTTATATGCAGAGTGGTATTGCACGTATAATGAATAGTATTCTATCTATTATCTCTGGAATATGGCAAGGAATATATAATGTGGTTAGGTCATTTATTAATTCTATTCTGAGTGGTATACAGAGTATGGTTAATGGAATAATTGGAGGTTTTAATTCTATGATTAGGGCACTTAACCATTTACATTTTAGCATCCCTGATTGGGTTCCTGGATTAGGTGGTAGGTCATTAGGATTTAATCTCAGTACTATATCAAGAGTTAGCTTGCCTAGACTTGCAACCGGAGCGGTGCTTCCAGCAAATCAACCGTTCTTATCCGTTGTAGGTGACCAGAAACATGGAACTAATATTGAGGCACCATTGGATACAATTAAGCAAGCATTAAAAGAGACTTTGCAGGGTATGAATATGTCAGATAACTCACCAATAGTGATTGAAATTGATGGAAAAGAAGTATTTAGAGCTATTAGAAATCAAGATAGACAATTCATAAAGCAAACCGGTAAAAGTGCATTTTCTTATTAAGGAGGAAAGGTATGAGTTATAATGGATATTTAATTAAAATAGGTACTTTTACTTTTCCACTCAAGCACATTGAGTATGGAACATATAAAGTGAAAGTAAACGGACAAGATATAGATAGTTTTAGAAATGCAAACGGAATATTAACAAGAAATGCTTTAGAGCACATGCCTTTATCAATATCATTTGATATATTGGATGGGCTGGACAATGAAACTTTTGAAAAAGATATAATGAAACCAATGCGAGACAGATACGAAAATAGTAATGAAAAAGATGTTACTATGGAAGTGTTTGTACCGGAAATAAATGATTATATCACTCAGAAGGTATATAAAGTTGATACTGAATTTACAATAGATGATATTGAAGAAAATTTAGTCTACTATGATACAGTATCATTTGAATTTGTAGGTTACTAAAAAGGAGGATGTATGATAGATTATAAGTATTATGATTTATTTGATAAATCATCCGTGGATAAGCAACTAAAAATTGTATGCCAAGATGGAACTATTTTAACAAATAAAAATTTTTCATCTACATCCAGTGATTTCTCACTGTCAGAGTCATTATGTTCTGACAGTAAGTTATCCTTTGGTAAGTGTGAGTCCGCTTGTCTAAAAATCAAAATAGCTAATACAGTAAATTCATTGAAAGGTCAAACGTTACAAGTTACCGAAATTTTAGCTAATAAAGATGATGTGCCATTTAAAATTGGTACATATATAGTTGATGAAGATACACTGACAAGTGATAAGAAATATAGAAATATCACAGCTTATGATAGATTATACTCAGTATCATCTATTAATGTGAGTGAGTGGTATAACAAGCTATTTCCTAGCAAGCAAGTACCATTGATTAGATATGAAAATGTTACCAAAGAATGGACATATACTGGTATAGATGGCAAAGAAGTAACAGAGTATTATGAGGAACTTGAACCTATTACTTATTATCAAACTGAGTACGAATCTATAACGCTAAAAGCTTTTAGAGACTCATTTTTTAAGTATATTGGATTAACTCAGCAATCAACCACACTGATTAATGACAATATGAAAGTATCAAAATCTGTGGATAACATTGACTTGACTGCTAAAGATGTGTTGGAAGCAATCTGTGAGATTAATGGTGTTTTTGGCAAAATGTCCCGAGAAGATGTATTTATATATGTGGAGTTAAAAAAGTTTTCAAGAGGATTATTGCCAAGCAAGACTTTATATCCAAATAAATCATTATTCCCAACAAAACCTGGAAATGTTGATACTCGTAGATTAGAGATGGGTGAATATAAGACACTTCAAGTGGGAGATACTAATTTTGAACAGATTACAAAATTACAAATACGACAAAGTGAAGATGATATTGGCTACATTGCTGGAGATGATACAGGAGTAAGTTATATCATTCAAGGTAATTTTCTAACATATTCATCGGGAACTGAGGAATTAAAAACTATTGCTAATAATGTTCTTTCCAAAATATCTAAAGTAATTTTTAATCCGATAAATATTACATTGCAGGGTAACCCTTGTGTAGAAACTGGTGATACTATTAGAATAATAGACACGAATAATAAGGTATATATGTCTTACGTGTTGCAAAGAACATTAACAGGTATCCAGATGCTTATGGATAGCATTGTATCAGAAGGTGACCAATCTCTTGCCGAAGTTAATGGCATTCAACATGATATTATAAAGTTACAAGGAAAAACAAATGAGCTATCTCGTCTTATTGAAGGAACATCATCTACTCTGAATGATTATGCTAAAGGATTAAAATCTGAAATATCACAAAAAACAGATTCATTAAAATTAAGTGTATCAAAATCATTCTCTGTTACCAATAATAATATTGATGAAGTTTCAAAAGGATTAAGTTCTACTAATAAAAATGTAAATAATTTAAGCAATGACCTAACGAACACAAATAAAACAGTTAAGAAAGTACAAGCAGACCTTGAACTTAAAATTGATAAAGATGATAATGGTCAGATTATATCAATGATTAATGCAAGTGCGGATGTTATTAACTTAACTGGTAATCGTTTGACATTAGGCTCAGATAATTGTACAATTACAAAGGACGGAACTATAACAGCTAAAAATGCTTTACTAAGTGGTTCATTCAAGTGTGGAGATTATGACAACCAACAAGGACAATTTTTCTATGCATCTGATACAGGAGATTGTGCGGCTCAAACATTAAAGTTATACACAAGCTTAGGTATAGGTACAGAAGTAGGAACTGACCAATATTTTGCAGAGATGACATCATCACCAGATGAATTTTTAGCATACTTTGGGTTAGCTTCAAGCAACTATATGCGTATGATAATAAATGCATCTACATCGACTATTGAAGGTTATGACGGCGAAAGAAACACAGCATGGCTAACAATGTATGGAGATATATGGAATGCACAAAGTACAGGAAAAGACACCACTTGCCTGGACAATAATTTAGTTATAAATGGAAAATTTCAGGTGAATGGTAATTCCTATTTTAAGGGTTATTCATATTTTACTGCAGAACAAATGATATTAGATTCAACTTGGTGGGGCGAAGGACGCCCTGCAGTGATTTTGGGAGCACACAACTTTGCATTCCAGTGGACAGGTAGTGCTATATATGTGTATATAGATAATGTACAATTAGGACGTCTTAATATATCTTAATATATCTTAATATAAGTTAATGAAAGGAGAAAAATTAAACATGGAAAGACCCGCAAGCTTATTAATCCAAGAAACAAGAAGCAACATAATTAATATCTTAAATGAATCTAAATTACATCCAAGCATACTTGAATTAATTATGAAAGATATAATGAATGATGTTACTAATGCTTCGACCAGAATTAAAAATAAAGAACTTGAAGAATACAATAACAAAGTACTTGAAGAAGCAAAAGATAATTCAGAAGATGCACAAACACAAAATAATGCAGAAGATGAAGATAAGGAGGAATAAATTATGGCATTTGTTGATGATTATAACCCAATTAATTTTGTAGATTTGCCTAGTGAAACCACTCCAATTGATGCTGTTAATCTTAATAAAATGGATAAACAAATTAAAAGATTGACCACAGCATCTAATTCACTAGAGGAAGATTTGAGTGATGTTAATAATTCGGTTTCTACCATGACAGATGCTTATACAATTGCATCGACAGACATGGAATCAGGAACAATCGATAAAATAACTGGCGTTGATGGAGAATCAAATAATACGATTCGCAGTAAAGATTTTATTGATATATCCAGCACAAAATCCTTTAGTTTCTCTGGAATTTCCGCAAATGCTTATTATGTAAGAATCGTATATTATGATTCTAGCAAAGCTTTTTTAATATCCACAGATGGCATTAAGGCAAACGAAGAAGCTGTCAAATTTGTTAAACCAAATAAAGCAAAACATATGCGAATTGTTATTGTGTACATTTCGCTTGATAGCATTGATTGCATCAAACCTGTAATCACATATACAAATCTGATTGATGGGGATACCATCACACGCTCTGTTAAAAAAGGAAAATTTAAAACATTTCAAAACAATTGGGAAATACTTGAAGGAAAATTTGCCGATATTCCATCTGGACAAACACTTAAAAGAACTGACAGCAGAAATTCCTGTACTGCGAATTTTTTACACGCAGAAAAAGGAAACGAATTAATTCTTAAATCTCCTATATCTTTTACTATCATGCTGTTTAGTGAAGCCAATGAAACAACTTGCTTTTATAACTCATATAAAGATAATGTTTATTATACTGCTTATAAATTCAATTCAGACTGCTACTTCTTATTAAATTTTACGAATCAGCAAGATTTATCTGCACAGACAAAAAAGTCTGATATTGTATGGAAAAAAAATACTGTAAAAGATACTCAAACTGTATTTATTATTCCAAATGTAGAGTATAGTACAATTCATGTTGCTTCCGCATAGGCATCTGATGAAGAAAAAATGGCGGCAGACTATGTTTGTGATGGTGTAAATGATGGAGAAGAACTGCAACAAGCGATTTATGATTTGAGAGCAAGAGGTGGAGGAGTTCTTAAACTATCGAATGAACGATATATCATTGATACGCTTTTTGATAGTGGTATTGCATCAGTCGGAAAATACGGCATATATATCCCAACAAATAATTACAACGTGTCGTTAATTAAGATTGAGGGCGTAAATTTTCCGAATGTTATTCAGCCTATGTATTTTGGACACTGCGCAAGACTTGACATGTCACAAGAACTATACGATTCTCTTGGCGAAAATGAGATTGTAAACATAATCGGCGTTAAACCAGTAATTAGTGGTTCTGGCAAGGTATCACGTTCATCTGTAGGATGTACATTGAGTGTTGAAAACATAGCAATCAATATTCCTGCGCCGCAGAAAAAAATTATCGGTGTAAACTGCGAATATGCTTACAATATGCAACTTAAAGGGGTACATTGTGGACTTACAGAATATGCAGGAGACCCACAAGAACCGAATGGAAAGATTATCAACTCAAATATTGATTGTATCGGTATTCGCACGATTTACGGCTACAACTGGGGTAGTGGCTACCACATTGATGATTGCAATGTGCGTGGTTGGGGACTCGGGTTTGACATTTCTGGCGAGCATCTAATCATGCAAAATGCTTGTGCAAGATTTGTGAATACGAGTTATCGCTTTGGTCATTTTGGTGATGATGAGATGATGTCGCATCCTAACACGTTAATTAACTGCTGTGAAGAATGGTTGCTTCACGGAATGGTATTCGAGGGTAACGGACTCGGTCAAGCGGTTAATATTATTGATTTTAATATTGAGGATATGACAAGCAATGGTTGGGGACGTAAAACTTATGCTACTGAATCAAACCCGGGTAGTTATCATGGTACATTGACTTATACAACGACACGAGATAGCTATAAAAATGCCCCACACAAATTCTGGGAAGACGGAAGTGGTATAAATGTATTGACTCGTGACCTGAACGACAAATTCAGTGGAACGACAGAAAATCGTCCGCGAAGCCCACAAAATAATCAACAGTATTTTGATACAACGCTGAACAAGATGTTGTATTACATTAACAATAACTGGGTTGATGCTATGGGAGAAGTAATCAACTAAACTCAACTATAGTTAACTAGAGAAGGCTATTGACAATTATACTATGCAATTAATACAGGAAGGAATAATTTAATATGAAAAAAACATATAGAATCTTAGTTCAAAGTTTAAAACGATTATATCAAGCTGACCCACAGAGGGTCACAAAGAAAGATATTGATAAACGATTAAAAAATGGAACTATAAATCAAGAAGAATATGATTATATTCTCAATTAATCTTAATTAATGTATGTACAAATTGAACTTAAAATGTTATAATACATAAAAAGAAAGGAGAATTGTAATTATGATTTTAGTTGGTTCAGCTAGGCATGATGAAAGAGGAAAATACTCAGGTGGAACAGCTGGTGACCAGACAGGTCAGGAAGTAACCACTCAAAAATTCTATATCCACCGAAAAGGTTGGATTGTGCTGAGACCTAAATCTGTATCTCATGCAAATGCTATCGGAACAAAAATGTATAATGCTTGTGGTAATCCTAATATAGGATATGACCAGTATAATCGGTTAGGTGTCGTTACACATGGCATTGGTACTACTACACCAACAGAATGTGATTGTTCATCACTTGCTAGAGAGTGTGTTAAAGAAGCCACTAATGTAGACCCAGGAAACTTCACTACAGCTAATGAGAAATCAAAGCTAATGGCTACAGGATTATTTGATAATCTTGGTCAGTATAGAAGTGGAATGAGGCTATATAAAGGTGATATACTTGTTACTTGCACTAAAGGACATACTGTAATAGTAACAAGCTCTGATTATTCCAGAGATACATCTTCGCCTAAACCATCTGCTCCTGCAGTTAGTAATGAATACTATCATGTAGGTACCAACTATACACTGCAAACTGAGCTTAAAGTTCGTACAGGGGCAGGCACTAATTATAGAGCTAAAAGACATTCAGAATTAACTTCTGGAGGCAGAGCACATGATAACGACAATGATGGTGCATTAAACAAAGGAACAGTCGTAACTTGTCAGCAGGTAACAAAAATCGGAAATGATGTTTGGATTAAATGTCCATCCGGATGGCTTGCCGCATACTATCAAGGACATAGATATGTCAGTTAGCTGGTGATATATGATTTCAATAGTTGTAGCGTTAATAACTGGTGGATTATCCTTTATTGGGATTATATACACATCTAAGCAACAGCATAGTATCACGATTGAAGAAGTCAAAAATGAAGTAGCTCTTATAAAGAAGGATATTAAGAGTTTGGAAGAAAAGCAAGATAAGCATAATTCATTAATTGAACGAGTCTATGACATTGAAGCCACATTGAAAGTTATGGACACTCGTGAGAGAGTAAGTGAACATCGAATTGAAGATTTAGAGAAAAAAGAAGGTGAATAAAATGAAAAATCTTATATTAAGTGACAAAACATATAGCTTGTTAAAATGGGTAGCATTAATTTTGCTTCCTGCATTAGGTACTTTGTACTTTGCACTTGCAAGCATATGGGGATTACCTTTTGGTGAACAGATTGTTGGTACTATCACAGCAGTTGATACTTTTTTAGGTGCAATTCTTGGTATTAGTACTAGCAATTATAAGAAGAATGGAGGAACTAATTAATGGAAGAAAAGGACAGCTTAGCTAGTGAGCTTTTACATCTAGTAAAGACTCAAGCCCGTAGATGGTTTATTGCATTTATCGTTGTATTAATAATGCTATTTGCTACAAATCTTGCATGGCTATATGCATGGAATCTACCTAGTGAAGAATCAACTTCCGAGTCTTATGACATACAATCAGAAGATAATGGAAATGCAGTATATAATGAAAGTGGAGGTGTTCATATGGGCACGAGTGAGGGTGACGAAAACTAGAACAGTAAAACGTACCAACAGACCTCGTTCAAGAAGAAGGTCAAAGAGGTAATAAATGACAATTTCAGAATTTACTAAACCCGAACTTGACTATTTTAGACAGAATTGTAATTTTGTAAATCTTGAAATAAAATTGTTTGAAGAAAGAGCTAAAGGAATTTCGTTAGAACAAATTGCTGAAGATTTACATATATCTTATGATTATGCTAGACAGTTAAGTAGAAAAGTTAATAAGAAGATTCTCAAAGTCTTATAATAACACATTGAGTACACATTTAACACATTGTTAGATGTGTACTTTTTTATTATATTAAAGTTAAGAAGGAGGAAATATTTATGACAGTAGAAGATATTTTTGATAATTTGGTTTCTAACGAAAAATTAAATACAATTCCTTCAGCTTATATTGTTAAAATTGCTTTAGAGACCATTAAACTATTAGAGCAAAATAATTTAATAGATTTGGAGGACACACATGAATCCATATAATAATTATAATATGGGGATGAATAATTTCTATCCCAATCAATTTTCAACATTAACTCAACCTCAAATGTCCACGCAAAATCTTATTAGAGTCAATGGCATTGATGGAGCTAAAGCTTATCAGATGTCAGCTAATAGCACAGTGGCATTATTTGATACAAATGAGGATATAATGTATGTGAAGTCAACAGATGGTGCTGGCTTTCCATCTATACGGACATTCTCATTTACAGAAATAAAAGAAAATACAAAAGTATCACAAAATAGTGATTATATAAGTAGACAGGAATTTGAAGATTTTAAAAAGGAGTTGATGAATAATGGCAAGCAGTCTATTTCAAGGTCAAAATCAAACCTCACAGATAAATCCGCAGATAATTAATCAAGCCAAATCAATGATGAATAATCTAAATCAAGTCAAAGGAATAATGAACATGCTTAGTGGAAAAGGATTAAATCCTGAGCAAGCAGTTAGAAATATTTGTCAGCAAAGAGGTATAAATGTAGATGAATTTATGTCTCAGTTGAAATAAGGATTTTGCAAAATCAATATAAATATTAAAAAAAATGGAAGGAGAATACTACTATGACAGATGGAGTATCTTTAGCAGACATCGCCGCTGTTACTGACAACAACAAAGATGGTATGTTCGGTGGCGCAGGCGGTGGCGGAATGTGGATTTTCGCACTTTTAATCCTCTTACTTATTGGCGGAGGTGGTTTCTTTGGAGGAGCCAGAGGAATCAACGGAGAACCAGTTACAGAAGCAGGTCTTTGTAATGCCATGAATTTTAACAATCTTGAAAATTCAGTTGGCAGATTAAATGATAATCTTCAGCATGACTATCAGGGATTGCAGAATGGAATCTGTAATTTAGGTTACGAAACATTAAGAAACTTCAACACAGTTCAGCAACAGGTTGCTGATTGTTGCTGTACGACACAGAGAGCTATTGATGGTGTTAATTATAACGGAGCTATTAACACAGCCGCTATTAACGCTAATACAACAGCTCAGACACAGAAGGTTCTTGATGCTATTCAGCAGAATAAGATTGACAGCTTACAGGCTCAGGTCAACCAGCTTCAGCTTCAGTCCGCTATGTGTGGTGTAGTTAGATATCCTAATGCAACAACATACACAGCAGGTATGAACCCTTACTGGAATCAGTCATGTTGCAACAACGGTTGTAACATTTAAGTCATTTTTAGACAAGGTTTGATATTATAGAGGAATGCCTTGTCGGTGTTCCTCTTTTTTAATGAAAGGAGATAATAATATGAGTTGTAAATCAGGAATATATGTAGTTAATACTACAACAGGAACATCTATTGGTATTGGTGGTACTTATGTGCCATCTACAGTAATTAGACGATATGGTAAGTATTGCCAGCTTGGTGGAAATGGTGTATCAATTGGTAATTGTCAAGGTGGAGCTGGTTATTATGATGTAAATGCTTCTGTATCAGTAACCGCAAGTGCCATAGGAAATATCACTGCTACACTTTTCAAAGATGGAGCACCCGTACAAGGAGCTACAGCTCTTGCAACAGCAACAGCGGCAGGTGACATTGTAACTCTTCCTATATCCGCACTTGTAAGG